AGAAATTTTAAGCGGTAAAAAATGGGTGCCAACTGAAGACTGGAGCGTTGAAGACACTGAAAAGCTTCCCAAGGCATGGATTGAAGAGATTGAAGCCTTTATGGCATTGGAAGATCAAGGGCAAATTGTACAGGTAGACCAAAAAACCGAAGAACAGAAAGAGGATGCTGAAAAAAACTAATTGATCGGCTTGCGCGGCAGGCCGATTATGCGATTGACAATGCCACTGACTGGACCGAGATCTATTGCCAAGTGGCTTCGCTTGAACTCTCTGATCCATTGTTTCATGCAGCAAATTTCAATAAACTGCCAATCAAGCTTTTATCAGATGTTTTAGAGCATGGTTATAAAACCTTACAGGCAAGAATAAACGCTGCCAGTATTTCAACAGCAAAACTTGGTGTTGTTGTGATGTCTGCCCTTGGAAGTAAGTCGAATAAGGTTAAGCTTAATCAATTTTTGCCATATGAGCTAAGAGACAGTCAGTCCACAATGAAGGCTTCAACAAAAGAGGCTCTTGAATGGGCCTTAAAACATAAAAAAATGCCTGCGGCAATTATTGGCATGATTGGCGCCGAATTGAGTTGAAAATGTTAGATTGTAGCTATTATGGCTTGACCAATAATGGCCTATCAAGTTCGCTTTGAAAGCAATGCATTTGAAGCTGACTCAATGATTGGCAAAATGCTAAATGCGCTGACAGCATTCTCTCGTGGCGTCCAAAAAATTAGCGGTGTAAAAATAAGAAGCGAAGAGGTGGATAGATTTACAACTTTACGTGGCATTAACCAACGAACTTTTGAACGGGCGATGGATTGGGCTGATAAAGACTTTGACCAAGAAATGACAAATGTTAAATGGGACTGGCCTCGATCCACTGCCAGAAAAAATGGCGAAAAAGTTTCATCTCCTCGAGATATTGTTGACACTGGAACATTGCTCAACAGTAAAAGAAGGGAAGCAATTAGCGCTAACATAACTGAATTTATATGGGACGACACATCGCAAGGTTTTGACGTGGCAACTGCTGTTCACGATGGGGGAAGAACGAAAAAAGGAGGAGATATTCCAGCTCGTCCCTGGACTGATCATGCATTGGATGAAATTGATACGGTAGTCGATGCAATTATTAATCAAGAAAGGAGATAGTCATGGCTCAATATACAATTAATTTCAGTACCAATGCGAATGAAATTATTCGCGATATAGAAAGAGTTAGCGGCAAGGTTGCAGAGGTTGCTCGCACTGGAAAAAGTGTTCAAATTAGTCTTGATGCCACTCCACTGCGGAGTGCTATTGATACTACATTTCGGCAATTAGATAAACAAATATCTTTACTGCAACGTAAGTTAGCGAAAAGTCAAATTGGAAGTCCTGCATTCCAAACGCGAGCAGCACAAATTGGAACATTACAAGGTGTTCGTGAACGTGGCGGCATGCAGGCCGCTTCAATTCAATTAAAAAAACAAGCAGAAGCTTTTGACGTTGGCAGCGCAGAGCGTTTACAGCGAGTGCTGGAAGCTGCTCGAATTGAAGCTTCTCAAATCTCGCCCAATACGTCTACATGGATTGAATTTCAAAGGCAAATTGGCAGGATCCAAGGAGACATTAAAGCTGTAGACAAAGCTGCAGAAAGCATTCAATTACAAGCTCAACTTGGCGCACTTGCTCCAGGGAGTTTGAATGCCCTCGAAACAAAACTTGTCATTTTGCGCAATAGGGCGAGAGAAATAAGCCCTGATACAACAGAATGGAAGGAATTAAATAAAGAAATTTCAAAGAGCGAACAAGCTCTTGAGAAGCAAACACGTCGTCCGCTCACTCGAGGGCAGCGTTTTGGGGCTGCTGGAGGCGCATTTTTATATGGAGGTGGACTTGGCGGAGGCGCTGGAAGTGCCCTTGGCGGTATTACTGGGGGCCTGCTGGGAGGCGTGCCCGGCGCATTTACTGGAGCAGCAGCCGGTCAATTAATTGATAATTTGGCGCAGCAAGCAGCGGGAATTGCCACTTTCATTGCCGAAATAAATAAATCCAAAATTGCACTTGCTGGCGTTACAAAAGATATTGGAGACTATCAAAATGCATTATCTGCTGCTCAACAAGCCGGACAACTTTTCTTAATTCCAATTAAAGACTCTATTGGGCAATTTACAAAATTACAAGCTAGTGTTGCTGGTGCTGGTTATCAAACAGAAACGACACGGCAAATATTCCAAGGAATCGCTGCTGCCATCGTGGCAACTGGTGGCAACACGGAAGATCTTAACGGAGCACTGCGAGCTACTGCGCAGGTGTTTAGTAAAGGAAAGGTGACAGCAGAAGAACTGCGCGGACAAATTGGCGAACGTCTTCCTGGTGCGTTTACTATTTTTGCACAAGCAACTGGCCGGTCAACTCAACAGCTTGACGAAGATTTACAAAAAGGCAAAGTTAATTTAAACGATTTCGTTAAGTTTGCCAATGAATTATTTAAGCGATACGGAAGCACCGCAGAGATTTTAGCGAAAGCCCCAGAAAATGCCGGTGCTCGCTTAGAAGTGGCACTGCAAGCTGCCACTTATGAATATCTTGGCATGTTCCAAGTTGTTGGGGCAGCATTCCAATCTTATGCCGCTGATTTAGTTAATTTTGTCACCCAAAATAAATCCGCCATTGCTACCACAATTGCAGAGTTTGTTGTTTTTGCCAAAGATTTATATAGTATTTTCGAAAGTTTAGTTCAAGCATTATTCCCTGTATTTAAAAGCTTATTCACTTTTATGTTTAGCAATTTTGCTAAAGGCTTAGATGCTTTGGCAACTTTAGCTGAAGAAACACGAAGAGCTGCTGGCGGTCCTGAGCAAAGGGCACAAAAACAAGTTGAAACACTCTATCCAAATCCAATAGATCGAGCCTTGTATGGTGCGCAGGCATACAGAGAAGCATTACAAGTTGAACTTCAATACGAAAAAGGAGCTCCGGGTCGGAGAAAAACGCGAAATCAGCGTGTCGCTGACATGGAAAAAGTATTGTTCCCGCAGTTTACACCAGATCAATTTGGTAAAGGTTTGGGAACTGGCAAGATTGCGGGAGGGCTTGATAGCCAGGGTAAAGACGCGGCAGGCAAAAGAAAGAATTATGTAAGTCAATTAGCAAAAATTTATCAAGAAGAACTACAAAACAGACTCTTGTACATTGACCAAGATGCTTCTTTGTCAGACAGGGAGCGTGAAATTAAAAAAGCAGCAGAATCATTTAGATATGAAAACTTAATTGCAGAGGCCGAACATACAGAAAAGACAAGTGCGGAAAAAACAAAAAATATAGCCAATTTATCGGAATATTTAAAAGAGAGCAAGCGTCTTTACGATCTTGAAAAAGCGCAAATACAAGCAAGGTATGAAGGTGTTGTTACCAAGCCCTTGCGTGATATGCTTGGCGAGGATCGTAGTGCTCAAATCGAACTGCAAGCAAGTATTGCTTCTTTGGCATCTGGCAAAGACGAGCTTACTCAAGTCGAAAGACGCCAAATGCAAATAAAGCAGGCACTTTTAGGGCTGGACAAGACGCAAATTGACGGAATGAAGCCTTTGATTGACTTAATTTTAGAAGAAGCTAAAAAAGTAGATATTTTAACAGAAGCACAAAAACGAGCAAATAGAGTTAAAGAAGAAAGAAACAGATTGGAAGCAAATCTTGCTGCTGCTCGTTCGCGTGTTTCCGTGGCCGGTGGTGGTTTAATGGCTGGCTTCTATGGCAATGCGGCACAAACTTACGAACAAGCGTTAACTGAATCAAAAGGAAACAAGGAATACGCCCGTCAAATGGCAGAGCTTGAAACTCAAGCTATGAAACTAGAAAGCGTATTTGGTGGCATCCAGAATGCCATTGGTGGTGTCGGAGATGCTTTTGCTTCAATGATGACAGAAGGCGTTGTCGCGATGATTGAAGGCACCGCCACTGCTCAAGAAGTATTTAGTAGGTTCTTGAAAGCAATTGGGGATGCATTATTGCAAGCTGCAGCTCAAATGATTGCCACTTACATTGCCATTGGTATTGCGAAGGCATTTGCTGGCATGGGAAGCGGAGGAGGCTTTAATGCAAATGCGACAAATGCAACAGATGCTGGGCTGTTAAATCCATCCACTATGTACAGTGCATTTGAATTTGCGAAAGAAGGTGCTTATTGGACTGGTGGCTTCCAAGCATTTGCCGATGGCGGCATGGTCACCGGCCCTACTCTTGGCCTCATTGGTGAAGGTGGCGAGCCAGAGTATGTGATTCCCCAAAGCAAAATGCGTGGAGCAATGGAACGCTACAGCAGTGGCGCTCGCGGCGCTTCTGTGATTCCCAGCATGGCTGATGGCAACGCTAGTGGCGATGCATTAGCTGGAATGATGGGGCCAATTGACGTGAGGTATCAAGTGGAAAGAATTAATAGCGTAGATTATGTGACAAATGATCAGTTCCAAACAGGTATGCGTCAAGCCGCCCTGCAAGGTGCTGTTCAAGGCGAGCAACGCACTTTACGCCGGTTGCAAATGAGTACTTCTACTAGAAAGAGAGTGGGGCTGTAATGGAACTCGCCATTGGAAATTTTGTCACTTTATCCGCAAGCGATATTGTTAAATATCGCTTTCAAAACTTTTTCATTAATCAAAGCGTTGCTTTTGAAAACAATGCCTATGGTTTTTTGCCATTTGGATTTTCAGGCGTAACAATCAATCGCACTGGCGATAACACTGAAGCATCGCTAGTCTTCCCTAATAATGCATTAAGCAGAGCCTGGATCT